GCCACAACCAGACTGCGAATTTCGCTGACACTGGCTGTACTCTGCTGACTTCTAATGACTTTAATTGTGGCACGAAGTTCTTCAACGGCCTTGGCACCAAACAAGGGTTTGAATTCCACTGAATTAACAATTACATTGTCCGAAATCATTTTGTAATCTTGCAAGCCAGCATAGGCCGTGGTCAATTCATCAATGGTAGGCGGAGTGGGTTCGCTCAGGGTATTTGTTGAATCTTTAATCCAATTCTGATAAGCAGTATAATACTGCAAGGTAACAACATAAAGATCAATGATATTGGTTGATCCTGGATCCAGACGACTTGTTAAAGGACTGTTATGACGATATTGGAAGTACAAGCTCTGACGGCCCACTCTAGCAATAAACTCTTGGTTCACAGCGAAGCCACGCACACCCGACGTATCTTCAGTCAAGGTGTAAAACACACCCAAAGGAGTATTGGGGGCTGTGCTGGTGGGTTCTGCATAGGCATAAAATACCTGTCCAACTAGATATTGACTCTTGACCAATTCTAGGCTGGCCAAGGTAGGATATGTTTCGTTGACCACCGCAGGGTCAACAATTAGATAACGCTGTAGGTTATCAAAGTCCACAGTCTGTTGCAGGAACACATATTTGGTATTGGCGTTCACAGCTGGCGCAACAATGTCTTCAAAGAAGTCTGGATTGTCTGGAACACCGTCGCTGTCTGAATCTTGATAGCTGACCAGGACCTGGAAATCATCCACATAGCCATCGCTTTGCACAGGCTGACCAATGATACGCAGGCGTGTGTCGCCTTCTAGTGGTAAATTACTGTCAGGCCTGCTGTTGGTCTTTAACACATTGATATAATCTTGAATTACTGTGCCGGTGCGTGAATCAAAGATTCTTTGATCTGTATAAAAGAAGAAACGAGTATCCAGCACACTGCCAAAATAATAATTTAAATTGCGTATTTGCACAGTGTAATTTTCACCATTTGTGGTGGCTTGAATAAACCATGACGCATCAGTGCCCACGCCCAGGGTATTTCTACTGCCATAATTGAAATCAGCATTGACATCTAGATTGCTTTGTGTGATCAGGTACCAAGTGGCTGACAAGTTATCATAGCCCAGGCCAAAATTACGAGCCAATAAAATCTGTTCAGCAATGCTTTGTACCAGGGCAGTGGGGAAATCTGTCACGAATAAAGGAATTACCTGTGTGGGAATGGCACCGGTTGGAATAAAATTGTTTATAACAACAGGCCCTACTCCATTGTCAAAGTTGCCTTGACCTTGATTGGTACCATCCACATACACTGCTGTGGGGCTGGCCCATAAGACCATTTTTTCGTCGGCACGTGTGGGTACACCAGCCACCAGCTGATTGTTGGCATCAAAGTAGTAGCCTGGTGGCGGAACAAATCGAACCAAGCTGTTGACTGTGATATACTTGGCATTGTTACTGGCATAAATGCCAATGGGCATGGGACTGCCCAGATTATTTTTAAAATAACCCGTGGTTTCATTGGCCAAGGTGGTTGATTCCTGCCAGGTCATGCCCAGCACTGCCAGGTTAGGACGACTGAAATTAAATTGACCAGTGCTATCAGTGCTGGAATAATAGAATTGCAGTGCGCCAGCTTCAATTAATTTTGGCTGAATTTGATTGGTAATTATTGAACTAATATCATTATTAGTGGTCCAGGTAAAACGGAATGCTGGCAAATTAAGTGCTTGATAAAGAGCACCGTCGGCCGCAAAGGTATTGGTCGAACTGTATTTGCCTGTGCCGTCTACCAAGTCTAAATAACGGCTGGTACCAATCGACGCACGATTCAAGGCCTTGCTTTTAACAATGCTGTTGTAAGCAGTGAATGGGAAATTATTATAGTCCTCGCCGTTGACCATGCGATTCTGTGTGTAATAACGAGCCGGAGCACGTTGTTTAATTTCATCAATGGTCTCACGTGCCTGTGCGTTTGACACTGGTTCAGTGATGCCACAGGTAAATGTAATGGTTTCAATGTTGCCGGAACGACTCACGTAGGAGATAGGAATCTGCACACTCTGCATTTCTTCCGGATTAATGATGTATTGCAGGCCATTACTTGCACGAACATAAGCACGGAATATGCCCACTGGAATGGTGGCAAATACTCCGTCACCGAAATTAAGTGTGATCTGATCGTTGGTGCGACTGGTCACTGAGAATATTGTACGAGTGCCTGGCACTGTTTGTTCAATGGCCGCGCCATAAACACTTTCAACAAAGGCCCATTCTTTGGCAATGTTGCCCAGGTTATCTAATTGATACAACCAACGGTCTGTGTTGTTGACGCCTTCGATGTTGATGTCCACGGCACGATTGCTGATACGCTCGGGCAAATTAAAGTCTTGATTTTGTAACACACCTTGTTTGAATAAAAAGAAATATCCTGTGTTGCTACTGGCATAGCCCAGCTGATCATTTCGGAAAAGAACATTGAATTCTCCGTTGGGCAAGGGATTTGGCTCGTAAATGAATTCTTTATTTTTGGCCGTGGCGTTGACAGCTTCAAATGGCATGTTCACACCGTCCACTGTGGCTGTGTAAGGAATCACTGGCAGGTAGCCCGGCACTAGATTAATGGTGTATTCTGCTGTGTCCACGCCTAGGATTGTGGTACGGTTGCCAGGGCGGCCTATGCGCTGTGTGTTCAATAATGAAGCATTGACAATGGTGGTCCACTGTTCCAGCCAGTCAAAGTTGCTGGGATCAGCCCAGTTCACTGTGACGTTGGCCAGGTTAACACCGTTGTAGTCTGTGACATTTTCTGTGGTGGTCACACTAAAGGCTTTTAGATAACCCTGAGCACAGGTATTGCGTTTGGGAGTGTAACTTACTAGGTTGGCCAATTTGACCACTGAATCACGACGTTCTGCCGTGTCCATGTAGTTTTCACGAGTGTTTAAGTCTGTGCGGAAGGCCAGGGCCTGACCCATAAAGGCCATGACATCTAATAAGGCAATAAATTCACTTGACTCGATGTAGTCATTGAATGTTTCTGGATAATAAAGACGCAAATAATCCACAAAGCTCTTGCGTAAGGTTTCAAAATCATAGCTTTGAAAGTCGGCTTCGCGATAGGTTTGATAGATTCTTTTCCAATCTTCAACTCCAAATATAGCTGTTTGTCTTGTGGTCTTGGCCATGTTTATTCCGTCGTTGTATTATTTATGGCGAGAAAAAACGGCGCAGTTAAAGGTAGCTGGCTCTGCGCTCAAGCACATTAAAGAATATACTGAGTCGTTCAGCTTCGGAACTGGGTATGGCCTGTACGTCTAGCTGTATCAAAAGACCATTGTCCTGGGGAAATAACTGTGGAACGCCCACAATGAATATTCTGGGATCACCGCCCACCACACGCTGTATTTCTTCCTGAATGGCCTGTTCAGTGTCGGACATTTGACTTTCAAACAAGAAATCCCAAAGTGTGGTGCCGTAGCTGGGACGTCCTACCAGCTGTCCTTGACGAATATTAAAGGCATTTAATAGGTCGCGTTTAATTAGCTCTAGGTCAACCAGAGTGAATTTCTTGAATTGATCAATGGTACTGTAGCCAACAAATGTAGTCATGTTGTATTTACACTCTTGTATTGGTTATATTATTCACTGCTGTTTGTGCTTGATTCTGCACAGCGGCCACGCTAGACGCGGCAGTGGTGGCAACTTGCTGGGCCTGACCGGCCAGCTGTTGTGCTTGATTTTGTATGGTGCTCACAGCGCCTTGTACCTGTTTCACAGCGGCCTGTGCCTGTGCTAGATAGGCCTTGGCCTGTGCTATGTCTAATTTGCTTAGGTCTGGCTCAGTGAATTCTGGTGTGGGTATTTTGTCTGATCCCAGGACTTTGACCACTGCATTGTCCAGGACCTTGCGATCTAGTGTGCCAACATAGCCAGCCGCGGCCTGTACTCCAGACACTAGACTGCTCAATTTATTCTGGGCAAAGTTTGCGGCAAACTGTGCCATTTTACCGGCATTGTTCATGGCACCAGTTAGATTAGTGCCCACACCCTTGACCCAGGCGTCGACCTGGCCCAGTCCATATTTCACATTGTTTTGAATCAGAGCCGAAACATTTTCCACACTTTTATCTTTTAAATTGGTCAGGGTTGAACCAATGTTAGTTGTGGCTGAATCCAAGGCCGTGCTCACTGTGCTTCCTATGTTGTTAAGGCTAACATTGCCCAGGGCACTGCTGACTTGTCCGCGTATGACCGAAGTCGAATCCAGGAGTTTTTGTGCCGTCAATGTTTCCAGTGATCCAGTTGCGCCATTGAACACCTGACCACTGACCAAGCTCACAGGATTATTTGCTATGTCTTTGACTAGGCCTGCTCCCACCAGACTCTGATAACTTTGTTGCATTAAATTAATTTGTGCCTGTGTTTGTTTAATTGGGTCTGAAAGATATTTTTCTAAACTTGTGATGCCATCTTTTCCGGTCCATACCGACGGAGTTCTTAATATATCTACGAAATTACTGGGATTAGGACGATCAATAGGATCATTATCCATAAAGCGTGTGGCAGTGCCGGGTTTTAAATATCCGGCCTTTTCTAATTGCACAGTGTTTTGTCCATAAAAACCACAGCCCAGGTCCACAGTGACTTCATCGGCTGGCTGATCTGCATCTTTTGCCGCTTGTGTGGCCACGGCCTGCACCTGTTGCGATGACAAAGGACCAATGGCCGGCAGGCCATAACCGCGTGGCAAATTAACATAATCGGCTTGATCCAGGGGATTGACCACGGGAGTGCGATTTAATACCACAGCCAATTCCACATCATCCACACCGGCTGTGCCACGATCTAGGCGACTTAAATCAAAATTAACTACGTCTCTGGGCAAGCTGACCAACTGTTGCCCGGCTGAATAACCCACAAATGAGCCAGCGGCCACTTGTGAATAAAAGATATAATCAGCTTGGTCCTGGGTCACTGAATCATCCACAGTCATGCTAAATTCAGCGCCGGATGGCAAGGTATAAAAGTACTGTGCCATTATGGTCCTCCGGTCTTTGTTATAGTGGTGCCAGCTGGCAAGGTTGGTGCCGACGGTGGTTGTGTGGGCTGTCCTTCTTGATAGCTAGTTTTAACTGGTACACCCTTGTTGTGATAGGGCCAGGGTTCATGTGTGGGCGCACGAGTAACCACGCTTTCTGTGCCGTCTGCGCTGACATTCCAACCCGAAGCGGCGTCAAAACTAGTGTCAGGCATGATGTATGTGGTCAAGCCCGGCGGAGTGGCCACTGATAATTTGGCACCGCCATTTAGATCAATTTGATCTGCACTCAGCGACACTGATCCTTTTCCGTTCCATGACCCATCATTACTGACCAAGGCCAGGGCTCCATTGGATTTAACGCCAATCTTTTGTTCACTGTAAAGAGTAATTCCGGCCTGTGTGGCCACAGTTAATTGTTTATCGCTTTGAATACGGAAATCATCACCGGATTTAAAGGTAATCTTTTTGCCGGCAAATATGTTAATATCTTCATCGGCATGGAAATTAATTGTACCATTGGTACGCATGTTGATTGAATTTGTACTGAACACATCTACTGTGCCTTCTTTTCCAAATTCCAGCCAGGTTCCGCCATTGGCATGGCAAATATAAAAACAATCTCCGCTGTCGCTCATGACAATTTGATGTCCTTTTGCAGTGCGAATTCTTAATAGGTTGTCTCGACCTTCCACATCGCCATCGTCCATGACCAGGCTGTGTCCGCCACGACGTGCCACCACTTGTAGGTCTTGTAGCTTGGTTGAATCCAATTTGGCCACAGATCCTGCATCGCCCAGGCCTCCTTGATAAACCGGACGTCCTGGTGTGGAAAATCCAAACACTGCTGAAGGACTTTCACGCTGACTACTGCTGCCGATTGATCCACGAGTTTCATCAGCGGCCAGGCCCTGTTGAAACAGCACAGCGGCCAC